ATTTTCCTCCGCCAATACGTTCTAATTGTTCTTTTAAGAATGGTTTGTTTTTAGGTTGTACAGAATCGTACATACCGGAACCTGCTTGTCCTGGTTCTCTAACACCTACTGAACCCATTGTACCGGGACTTTTTTTATCTGATGTTTTTTCACCTTGATGAACTATAGGCTTGCCTTGGTTTTGAGCGCGTCTATTTTCAATGCTTTTTATTAATTCGTCACGATAATCTTTCAAATTTCTTTTAGATGGTTTTCTACGGTTTTTTTGATATATAGAAACTAATCTTTCTGATTCACCTGTAACCACATCAAACATTTCTTCGTCTTCGCCACCTTTACTATAGTGAGCGAGGAGTTCATCAGCAATTTCCATTTCCATCTCTTGAGCTTCTTCAGAAGCGTTTCTATCAAAAGACACTTTTTCTAATTCATCTGATTTAAATTGGCTGTTTAAAGTACGAAACGTAGGCTCTTCTTCCGGAGCTTCTTTAGAATCACTATCATCTTTTTCTTTTGGTTTATCATCACCGCCATCTCTATCAAAGTCACTACCGCTTAATTTTTGTCCTGAAGGTTTTTCTTCTTCTCCGCCGTCTTCTTTATCTTTTTCTTTATCCCAAGCTTGTTTAGCAGGATGTTCATCAGGCATAGTTTTAGCACTTTTTGCTGCCATCTCTTTATTTTCACCATCTTTATCTTTATACTTGATTATTTTTGTATCATCTACTTCAAATAATTCAGATACAAGATTTTTATAATTTTGTAAAATTTTCATTATTTTCTTCCCATAAAATCGTACTCTTCGTTGTCGTACGCATCTTTAAATTCTTGAACAAATTCTTTTGCAACTTCTTTCTTATCGTTTTTAGAAAATGTATTTCTGTCTCCGCCGAAATCTTTAATATATTTCTTAGCACCTGCTTCTACTAAATACATAAAAGCTTTTACAGCAAGAGAATCTTTATATCTGTCTTTTGCCATATGATTACTAAGATTTCTCATAATAGGTAAAAATTTTTGTCTATATAAAGCAGAATCGTTTTCTATATAAAGTTTTAATTCACGTGCTTCAATCTTGCCTTCTTTAACAACACCAAAAGCTTCTTTCATCATTTTTTTATATGTACTCACGCGCTCAACTCCCCAACTCTCTTAGCCATTTTAATTAATCTTTCTTGTATTTTAGGAAAACTATTTTTAGCATACTTATAATAAGTTCTTGAATCCATCCCTTGTTCATTTTTTAACTTGATAGCGTGTTTTAAACTTCTTTCAAGTTTCATCAAACTATCACGAACTTCTCTTACATTATGCCAAATCTTTTGTTTAGGATTACGAGTGTCATCATTACGATATTCGTAATATTTTGCTTCATTTATTGAAGACTCATCTATTTTATCAACTAACTTCATATGAAGTCTTTTAATTAAATCTTTTTTCTTCTTTTTATTTTTAGCAAGACCGCCTGAGAATGCATTTGGTGTTTCATAACCAGCAACATTTCCTGTAACAGAGGCTTCGTTCATCTCACGAATAATCTCTTTTATAATTTCAATTAATTCGTTACGACTTATCGACTGCTTCATAGATTTCATCCAAAAGACTATAGAACCTCATCATAGTGATAAGTTGTTCTTCATTAACAATGTTTCCTTTGTCCAACTTCTTTAAAACATTCAAACATTCTTTTAGTTTGATAGAAACGACCTTGTCATCAATCTTAGGATGAATTTTTAAAACTTCATTTTTAATCTTTTTGATTTCTTCGGCCATGAAGTCTTTTAAAGTACTTGTATTAGATATGTTATTTATATAAGTTTTTAACAAATTACGTTGTGATTCATTAAGATTTGAGTATTTCTGATTAAACTTATCTACAAGTATTTTATATGATAATAATCTTAGGTCTTTAGATTCTTTTGCAAATTTTTCGACTACAGAAGTTTTTTCTGTACTTAGAGGTTTTTTCTCTTTTAAGTTCTCCATAACAACGAAACGTATTTCTGTCTCTTCGAAAGGATTAGAAGTTTGTTGGATTTCAAACAATTTATAAACAGACGCTATGTCTTTATAATCAGAAATTCTTGTTCTAAAAAAATCTTTCAATTCATAGTGTTCAGTAATCTTCTTAATTAAATTATACTTAGCCCTACGCATTTCACTAAAATTTAATTTAGTTCTTTCACGAAGTACTGAATCTACTAAATAATTTATTTTACCTTCATTTTTTAATTTTTTAGATGTTAGTGCTTTATAAAGAACTAACTCTTTACCTAATATAGTAGTAGGCTTAAAAAATTCTTTGACTATTGCCAAAGCGGGTGAAGGTTCAACATTAGATAGCACATCTGATGTTATTTGTCTTGTTAGACATTCGTATAAAAATGCTGTGTTTTTAACTTTATTATGTTTAATCATTTTAGCCCCAATTTCCAAGTCATATATAAATATGTCCTAATTAAAAATTATTTTTCTGAGTTTAATTCTTCTTTGTAATTATTTGTTAAATCTTCCGATTCTGAAAGAATTTTCCTCGAATTTTTATCCATTGCCTGCATCAACCCATCATAATGTGATAAAGCCAGCGGTCCGTTTTTAAAAGTATGTTTAATTTTGTTGTCTTTTTCGTAACTTGTACGTAAATCGTGTGAACCCATAGGGTCTCTACCACGTGATGAGCCATCTTTTTTATATTTCGGCCCTTCTTGTGGTCTACCTATCTTTTTTTCCAACTCATTTCCACTTCTACCTATCTCTTCATCGCCTGTTTCTGTTTGTTCAGGTTCTTTTGCCGGGTCAGTACCTTCTGATTCGATAGTTTGTTTTCTAAACTTAGTTTTTGTGTCAAAAATAACTTTTTCGTCATTTTCTTTGATTTCGTCATCACTCATACCAAAAATATTCTTATAAACCCACTCTGAAGACATTAATCCGTCTCTTAACATAGAGTCAGCTAAACTTGTTTTAGTATTCCACAACTCAAGTTTCTCTTGTTCGTATATAGTAGACGGGTTTGTAAGTGTTAAGTCAAAATTTACTAACTCTTGGTCACGAAATCCTTGTGCATACAAGTGTACAATAGCTATTTTCTGTAATTCACTTACAATAATTCGTTGTAGTCTTTCTATTGTACGAGCAAACCTAACATCTTCTGCGGCAAGAGTTGCTTTACCTTCTATACCTTCTTCATATCCAAGAAAGGCTTTAGGTACACGTAATGATGCTAACATACGATTTCTCAAATATTCAATATCGTCAACAGAATCATAACTCAACCCGTTTAACGTATCAATAGAAGTACCTGAATCTCCTCCTCGAACAGGTATAAAGAAATCTTCTGTAATGTTTTGCATATTATATTTTAAATTGTACTCACCGGTCTTATCATCCATAACAGGAGTCTTTTTCATCTTATTTACAACTTGTTGCATATAGTTTTCGACTTCTGCTGGTGGTATATTTCCAATATCAAATTTAAATACTCTCTTTTCAGGAGCTCTCATAATTCTATGAATTAACATAGCGTCTTCCATAAGAGTTAATTGTTTCCAAACTTTACGAGCTGCTTCTAATGTAGAACGACCATATGGTAAAAAGTTTGCATCACTTATTAATCTAAAGTGTGCAATTTGAAATGCTTCAAAGTCATCATCTAATGGCCCATAAGTAGTGTGTCTAACGTTATCTACAGGATTCATACGAAATTTAATTAAATGTGGGTTGTCAGGGTCTTCGCCTTCTACTCTTGAAATATCATACGGGCTCATAGGAACAACATTAGTAATACCAAATTTTTCATCTATATCAAGATACAAAAAGAAGTCACCATATTTACACATATTACGAACCCACGGCCATAAATTAAATTCTATATTAATAACATCATAAAATAAGTTATGTAATATGTCGTGTATATTAGCATTATCAGTTTCTATGTTTAAAACTTTACCATACTCGTTCTTCATAGTAGATTCATCTGCATAAATGTCGAGCGCAGACGAAATAATAGAGTCACTATCCATCGTTTCGTAATCTTTGAAGAGACCTAAACGTTGTTGTTGAATTATAAGACCGCCATCATACCCAAACTGCTTAGCAGATGAGTAGATTTTTTGATATCTGTCTATCAACTGATGTTTTATACTCGATTGTGTCCTCGATGTATCAGAAACTTTAAGTTTTTTACCACCAACTTGTCTAACAACAACGTTAGTAGAAAACAATCTCTGTAATCTTGTAAATAATCCTTTATCTACAGCCATAATTAACTCCTACAATAACCATTTTATGTCCTCATTTTCTTTATTTGGACCGATTTCAATTCTCCAAGCGTCTTCTTTTCCGCCCGGTGTGTACATTAATTGATTAGGAGTAGAGAAATTAGACATAGTTTTTTTACTTAACTCTATTCCTTCTGCTCTTAATCTTAACGCAGTATCTCTTACCCATAATGCGATGCCATAGCTCATCACTAAATCATCATTATAGCCGGACATAGCTTGCGCTTTATTGTTGTTATATATAAATACAAACAACTCATCAATTAATCGATTTGAATGCACAATTACTGCCTTTTCTCTAAAATATTCTTCTAATTTAGCAATAACAAGTGGCCTTGTTTTCATTGTCATAGAGAATCCAGGCTTTAAATTTCTATCTTGTGCCCTAAATTTATTTGTTATTTGATGTTCAACATCTACATATTGTAAATCTTGAGAAGAATAAAATAAATTTTGATATCCTCTATCAATAACTTGTTGAATAGTAGCCCAACCTATATTATTATTCTCAACTACTAATAAAGCATCATTAAACTCTGTAGCTACATTTACACATAGATTACCAAAGTCTTTCGTACTTATTTTACCTCTATACTCAGCAACTTGTTCCATAGATTCAACATCTAATATATGAAATGCAGAATAATCTGAACCATCACCTCTACTAACATCAGCACTCATTATATAATTTTTATTATAATCCGGTGCTTCCCATATCCAAACATTAGAGTCTATGCCTTGTTTCATCATAGGTTCTCTACATTGATTATCTTTGTACTCTTGTAAAATAGAACCATCTACAACCATTTGACCTGAAGTTAAAAAATCACAATCACATTCTTGTGCGGCGAGTCCGGGTCCTAATAATTTATCTTGTGCTGCTCTATACGATTTATCTCGTTCAGGATGTACGGTCCAATGAAGTTTTATTGGATAAAATCCATTGTCGTTTTCTTCAGCGCCTACCCAAGTTCTATGAAACCAATTTCCAACACCGTTTGGTGTAGATAGAGCAATACATTGTCCACCTGTTGATAGTGTTTGTTGAGCCGCAGCCCATATCGTATCAATCTTGTCTATAAATGCGGCTTCATCTAATACTAATAAAGATAACGCTTCTGAACGACCTGAGTCTTCACTACTTGAAACTGCTTTTACTTGTGAACCATTTTTATATCGTAATGATAATTTATTATCTTCGATACAAGTC